CAGCGCCTCCTCTGGCGTCCTGGTCGGCCTGAACGTGGCGGCCTCGACCTCCGAGGAGATGGGCTTGCCGCGGCTGCGGGCCTCGGCGTCGAGCTCGCGCTGGCGGCGGTGCCACTGCCGGGCCTGCGGCTGCCAGTCCGAGATAGGCATACCGTTGGACTTGCGCCAGCCCTGCGACGCGTAGAAGTCGAAGAACGCCTGCGGGTCGCCGTTCAGGCAGTTGGCCCCGAAGTACGCGGCGACCTCCTCGGCGGTCGGCGGCTCGAAGCCCTCGGGCGCGGCGCACGCGTCCGCACTGCCCTGCACTGGAATGGCCTGGCTTGGTATGGACTGGTATGGATTGGTATATAAGGAGGGGTTTTCAGGTTCCGAAACCCCCGTTTCGGTAGTTTCCGAAACCTCGAAACCCCCGTTTCCGTTTTCCGAAACCCCCGTTTCCGAGGTTTCCGCATCCTCCGAAACCCCCGTTTCGGCCTTACTGGACTTCGGCGGCCTGCCGCCCTTGTTCTTGTTGCGGGCGGCGAGGCTGTTGTCGATGTCCTCGCGGAGGCTCTCGAACACGGCACTGAGCGCCCAGTCGGCGAACTCCGGCTCGATGCCGTTGGTGCCGTACTGGATGATGGCCCAGCACAGCTCCCCGCGCGGCCCCTCCGGCACGCGCTCGAGGGCGGCGGTGAGCTTCGGGAACCACGTGAACTTGCTTGCCATCAGAACCACCCCCAAAGAAGCGAAGAGAAGAACAAGAAACCCGCGGAGAAGGAGGCGGCGAAAAGGGCCGCCTCCCAGTGGTCACGGATGGTGTCGGGTAAGCGCCCCATCAGAACGGGATGTCCTCGTCGTACACGTCCAGCTGCTGCTGGGCGGGTGCCGGCTGCGGCGCTGCCTGCTGCGGTGCCGGTTGCGGTACCGCCTGCGGGGCCTGCTGGTAGGCCTGCTGGGCGTTCCACTGCGGCGCGAGCTGCTGGGGCGCCGGATGCGGGGCGTACGCCTGCGGCGCGGGCTGCGGCGCCTGTCGGGGCGGGTACGCCTGCTGCTGGTAGCCCTGCGGCGCGTACTGCTGCGGCTGCTGGGTGTTGGCGTTCTGGCTCAGCAGCTCCACCTCATCGGGGATGACTTCGAGCTTCGAGCGCCTGCCGCCGCCGTTCTTGTCCTCCCACGAGCTGTAGCGCAGCTTGCCCTCGATGGCCACCTTCATGCCCTTGCGCAGGATGCGGCTCAGGGCCTCGGCGCGGTTGCCGAACATCGTGCAGTCGACGAAGTTCGGGTAGTCCTCCCACTGGCCCGTCTGCTGGTTCTTGCGGCGGTCGTTCACCGCCACGCCGAAACCGAGGACGGCCATGCCGCCCGCCGTGCTGCGAAGCTCGGGGTCGCGGGTCAGGTTGCCCGTGATGTTCACTCGGTTGATGCTCACAAATAACCTCCTTCTCCGGTGCCGCCGCTCGTCCATGTCCTCTGGATGTCGGCGTCAACGACTTTGATGCGTAATTTGAGCGCCATGATCGCCTCGCTTGAGGCCTTGTAGAGCGCTTCGGCGCAGTCGCGCAGCTGCTTCTTCTCTGCTATGCCGGGGCGTCCCCGGCACAGGTCGCTTATCACGGTGACCGGCGTGCCCTTGGAACGCTCCTCCAAGATGGCTATGCGCAGCGCCTTGCGGTACTCGGCCTCGTTCTCGGCGTACTGCTGGCCAGTCCTGCGAAGGGCCTCAAGCTCCTGCATGAGCTGGTCGAAAAGCTGCTCGCGCTCTCCGTACATGTCTTGCATGGCCTACAAGACCGTCCACGTCGGGGTCGCGCAGCAACCGGGGTTCTGGATGAACTGCTCGTACTGCTCGCGGCTGTTGAAGCGGTAGGCGGTGCCGCAGGCCTTGCACTTGGCGTCGAACGGCCCTTGCACGGGCGGCTCCTTCTCGGGCTTTTCCACGCCGTTCAGGGAATCCGGGTCGCTCGTGCCGTCGATGTCGAACATGCCGCAGAGCGCGTACTTGCGCGCGTAGCTCGACGCCGATCCGGTGAGCTGCGTCTCGCTCATGCCCTTCTGGGCGAGCGGCTCGCGGGCGTAGGCGCAAATGACGATCTCGCCGGGCGTGCCGTCCTCGAACTTAACGAGGCAGGTGGCCTTCACGTAGAAGCGGTCGCCCACCTGCTCGATGGAGTCGTTGAGGGTGAAGAACACGCCCGCGTCACGGCAAGGCTCCTTGAGCGCGGCAACGATGTCCTCCATCGAGCGGTAGTAGTAGTTGCCGTGCGCGTTGTACCGCGCCTTCGGCACGACCACGGAGCGCTGAACCTGCGCCACCGCCTGGTCGATTGTCATGTGCTTGTCGTCTGCCATTCGATGCTCCTAACGGATCGTGCGCTCGTAGACCTGCTGCAGGGTGCCGCGCTTGAACACGCCGCTCACGCCGATGCTCCCGCAGAAGCGCCCGATGACCTGCATCTGGTCGGTCGTGGCAGAGTCGATGAGCATCACGCAGGGGGTTGCGGGGCCACTCGACACGGGCGCCGGTGAGGCAACTGGTGCGGGTGCGGGCGCCGCTGCGGCAATGGGTGCGGGGCCGATAGGCTCGTCGCCGATCTCCTGCATGGGGCTTCCGCCCGGATACCAGTTGCCGGCGGGTTCGGGCGCGGCCTCCGGCTCTGGCTCAGGTTCCATGGCGGCTTTCAGCTCGGCAATGCGCGCGGCCCCTTCTGCCGCCTTGCGGGCCGCTGTGAGCGCTGCGCCCAGGTCGAGGGTCGCGAACAGCTCGCGCTCGGCCTCGGCATAGAAAGGCTCGCCCTCGAACTGCGACTTGAGCGTTTCCCAGTCGCCCGCCAGCTTGGAGACCTTCGCCTCAAGCGCCTCGTAAGCCTTGATCTCGCCGAAGGTCTTGTTGAGCCACTGCGGCTCGTGGAAGCGCTCATAGGGCACGACGGGGGCCAGAAGCCCTGCGAACTCCTCGTAGTGCTCCTGCAGCTTGGCGTAGGCGCGGGCTTTGCGCTCTTCCTCGGCCTGGTCGAGCTGCGCCTTGATGTTGTCGGCGGCTTCGTCGATGATGGCTGTGATCTGCTTGCAGCGCTTCTCGAAGGCGTCGAGCGGCTTGCTGTACTCGCGCTTCACGGCCTTGCGGCGCTCGTCGATCTCCTTCTTGAGGCCGTTGAGGTAGCTGCGGTCGTGCTTGGCCTCTGCGATGTTCTCCTTCTTGGTGAGGTCGTAGGTCGCGCCATCGTAGGCCTCGACGGTCTTGCGCACGTGGGCTTCGAGCGCGTCGAAGTTCGCCTCGATGACGGACGGCTTGTAGGCCACGGTCAGGCTCGATGCGTCCTGCTCCTCGATGACCTCGGCCACAACGTTCTCGGCTTCGTTACTCATCCCAGACCTCCCCAGTCTCGTCGTCGAACTCGACGGTCTTCTGCTCGCTCTCCACGGTCAGGATCACGTAGCCGCCCGTCTTCTTCATCAGGGGGAAGGCGTTCTCGCTGTCCATTCGGACGGTGAACTGCAAGACCGCCTCGTCGCCCTTGATGGTCGATTGCTTGAACAGGGCGCGTGCGCTTACCGGTTGCGTCGTGATCAGTGCCACGGCTAGTCCTCCTTCTTCACGCCGAAGATGATGCTCATGACGTGCTTGGCGGTCTGCTCAGCCTCTTTGCGGCGCGCCTGCTCCACAAGCTCCCGGTTGGTGTTCTCGTTGACGACCTGGTAGCCCTTGGCGCGCACGTCCTCGGGGTAGCTTTCAAGCGCGGCCTCGGCCAGGGCGATCATGGCCCACCAAGCGCCCGCGTCCCTCTCGTTGGCCTCGGCCTCGCCGCCCGCCACCATGAGGGCGTTCACGGCGATGCAGCTGGTGAGGTCGATAAGCGTCTCGATGCTGTCGGTGCGGCTCATGCCGTCGTTCACGTTGTTCTCGAAGTGCTTCATTTCTTCTCCTTCACGTACTCCTCGACGAAGTACTCGATGTAGATGCTGATAAACGGTTGCGTCCCGTGGCAGGGCCTCGGGCGCTTGTCCACGGTGCAGGTGATCACCTGCTGGTCGTCCTTGAAGGCAAGGCCGTTGAGCGAGTCGCAGACGAGCTTGCCCACGTTGTCCCAGTCGGGCTTTCCCATGTCGGAGCGCCCTTCCCAATACTTGGGGTTGCTCTTAGCGAGCGGTCGGTAGGTGGATATGCGCATCCTCACGGGGCCGTCGTGCCCGGCGAAGGTCTCGCCGTATTCGGCCCGCCACGCGTCGCGCACCTCCTTCTCGGCCTTCAGGGTCTTGGCGGGGGTGTAGGTGCGGTGGTTGCGGTAATCGGTGCGGGGGCGCTGCTTGCCCACGACCTCGCGAACCGGAACCATGACCCGCGCCGTCGCCGCCAGCGTTTGAACCCAGCTCATTCGCTGAAACCGTCCGACTGGCTGCGGTGCTTGTTGAAAGCGCCCTTCAGCTGCGGGTAGCGGGCCTCCATGATGCGGGCCAGGCTCGGGGCGATGCCGTTCTTGCAGGCCACGTGAAGCTCGTTGCGCACCATGTTCACCAGGTAGTTCACCGACACGTAGCCCTTGCGGTTGAGCCTCACGGCGTTCTCGACCATGAAGTTCCAGGCGCCTGGGTTGTCCTCGATCCACTTGCGGGCCTCTTGGAAGTCCTGCTCGCCTGCGGAGCCGAGGCCGAATATCTCAAGCTGGTTGCTCTGCGGCTTGGGGCTGTAGCGCTCGTCGTTACGCATTGACGGCCCCCGCAGCGCATGCGGCCTTGGCGGCCTGGACCGCGCCGTCCATCGTCGGGAGGACGAAGACGGTCAGGACCGCCGCGAACAGGACCGCGGCGGCGATGAAGCCGACCATGGCCCCCGCCCTGAACGCATCGGAGTCGAGCTGCTCGCGGACGGTCGGTCGGTATGCCTTGGGTGCTATGATGGTCTGAGCCTCGTGTCTGGGGCTGTTTCGGCGAGTGCTCACAAGTTGGTAGCTGGGGGCGCTCGCTTCTTTGTATGTGTACATCTTGTGTTCCCTTCTGATGTTTCCGCAGGTAGATGCAGGTGTGGCTTTTAGGGTGGCTATTTTGGAACTTTTTTGGCGCGGCTCTTGGCGCTGTAGCACCTCTGCCGCTCCCTGTCGTTCCGCTTTGCCCTCGCCGCCTCCTCGCGCATCGCGCTGGCCTGCTCCCTGAGGTCTGCCACGTGGCCCTCCTTCGTGCACTCCGCGCACCAGCCGTTCGCCCTGTTCAGCGGCTTGAACGTCGTGCGCCCGCACTTCGGGCACATCCAGCGCTGGCGGAGCGATATTCCGCATCTGCGCGCCTGCCACTTGACCGCGTCGGTGCTGCGGCCCAGCGCCTTGGCTATCTCCTTGGCTCCGTCGCCGGCGTGCTCCCTCAGGTACCGGATCTCACGTGTCGACCATGGCCTCACTGTCTCTTGCTCCCCTCCTTCCTCTCCCATTCCCGGTATGCCGCCCGAAGCGTCGAGCACATGGTGTCGAGCGCTATCTCGCGCGGGGTCTTGGGCTTCTCCTCGTGTTCTTTGGCGTCCATTTAGGACACCGTCCGGTTGTCGGTAAGACCGAGTAGGTAGTCAGCCGAACACTTAAACAGGCGAGTCATCGCCACCAGTTTCGAGCCGGGGATCTCTCCTCCATTCTCATAACTGGCGACAGTAGCTCGACTCTTGAGGCCGATCTTCTCTGCCAGGTCCTCTTGACTGAGACCAATGCGGACACGTTCGCTAGCAATGGGATTCATTTGCACTTCCATTTCACTATTTGTGAACTTCACAATACGTGAATATAGATTAGTGCCCAGCTGTTTGCAAGCATGATTTCACTATTTGTAAATCTTTTTGTACAATATGCTCACGCTTAGAAACAGGAGGTAACCGTGGGCATGAAGTTTCGCCTCAAAGAAACGAGGCTCAAATACAAGAAGAAGCAGCCAGAGGTTGCCAGCGCACTCGGCATCGGCGTACCCATGTACTCGATGATTGAAAACGGGCAGCGCGAGATAAATGGAACGAAGCTTGTGAAGCTCGCCAGATTCTATGGGTGCTCTGTCGATGAGTTGCTTGGGACTGGTTCGTGGGACGAGGGGGAATGACCTATGGGTCTGTTCGGTGACATTGCGAGAGCCGCCGCTAACGCCGCTCTCAGCACGGCGAAAGATATGATAGGGGACGCTGCTGCCGCTAAGATTGGCCAGCAGGTTGGCGTTGGCAAGTCCATATCGTTTCGCGGTGAGTGCGAGCGCACCGTATACGTCTATTACGGCGAGCCGTTGAGGAAGATTCGTAAAGGTGATGCGTTCGATGCCGAAGTCGTGACGAAGCCAATGCGGCTGAGAAGCGAGCTCACGGGTGGCGTATGGGACACTACGGACAATGGCTTCGCGCTCGCGTACAAAGGAAAGGTGTTTGGGGCAGCGTCGGCTCTCGGAAACACGTTCAAGGACATTACGGAGCTCGGATACAGGATCACCGTGTCGTGCAGAATGACGGGATGGTACGCCAAGGGAATCCCAACCGTCGTCATGATGATCGACGAGCCCGAGGAGATATTCGCGTGGCTCGATGCCTGCAAGGGCCTTGGACGCGACGTCAGCTTCGAGGAAAGGCATTCCCCCGAATGCGAGTCGGCCGCCTTATCGGAGCGCACCAGGCTTGAACTGTCGAAGGCGTGCGGGCGAGAACTGCCGGTGGGCGTGGACGGAGACTGCGTCTACATCGAGGATGACAAGTGGACCGGCATGAGAAAAAGCGGGGTATTTCCGGTCGAGGTCTCCACGGAGCTGATCCCGACTCCTCGCGGGTCAACGGCGAAACCGCATGTCGCCGTCTTTGTGGATGGGGCGATGGCGGCCGATGTCAGCGCGAGGTGCGTGCACTACAAGACCCTCGCCGAGCATGCCGGCGAACGCCCCTATTTCGCCTGCTGCCAAAAGCGAGAAGGTCACGACGGCTTTCCCATATGGAGGGTGACCGTTGTCTATCTCGGAAGATAAAAGAGCCCCGTCGGCTAAAGCGGTACCAGCGCTGCCGACGGGGCATCCAACCAGTGCACCCATGCAAACTCAACTTGAAGGAAGGGTGACATATCTATTATGCCAAAGAGGGCAGTGATATACGCGAGATTCTCGTGCAACAGGCAGCGCGAGGCATCCATCGAGGACCAGCTGCGCGTCTGCCGCGAGTGGTGCGCGCGCGAGGGCTACGAGGTCGCTGCGGAGTACTGCGACCGCGCCGTGTCGGGGCGCACCGACGACCGCCCCGAGTTCCAGCGGATGATAGCCAACGCCGGCGAGAGCGAGATCGTCCTCGTCTACATGATGGACCGCTTCAGCCGCGGCGAGTACGACGCGCCGATATACAAGCGCGAGCTCGCCACGCACGGGGTCAAGCTGGTCTCGGCGCTCGAGCAGATACCCGACAGCCCTGAGGGCATCATCTACGAGAAGCTGCTCGAGGGGCTCGCCGCCTGCGAGTCGAGGAAGACCGCCATCAGGACCAAGCGCGGAATGGAGGGCAACGCCCTCAAGTGCAAGACCAACGGCGTACGCATCTTCGGATACCGCAGGAACGGGGACGACGAGTACGAGGTCGACGAGGCGCAGGCGGCGTGGGTGCGCGAGGCCTTCGCGCTGAGGCTCGAGCGCATGTCCATGAACGCGATAGCGCGCGAGTTCGCGCGGCGCGGCCTCAGGACGCGCAAGGGCAACCCGTGCGGCCAGGCGATGGTGCAGCAGATGCTGCGCGACCGAAGGTACACGGGCAGGTACGAGTGGGGAGGCATCGTCCGCGAGGGCGGGATGCCGCAGATCGTGGACGAGGTGACGTTCATGGAGGTCCAGGGAATCAAGTGCCGCAAGCAGCGCTCGAGCGAGAACTGGGGCGACTTCGCCATCGCGGGGGCGGCGCTGTGCGCGGAATGCGGCAGGAACCTGCAGGGCGTGAGCGGCAGGGGCCGCAACAACGTGAAGTACGAGTACTACAGCTGCCCGGGGTCGTGCGTCCGCAACATCAGGCGCGAGGAGCTCGAGGGCTCCATAGCCTCGGCGCTGAGGGAGCTGCTGGGCGACCGCGGCGAGGCGCTGCAGATAGCCAACATGGTAGCGGAGCGCGCGGACACTGCCGAGGTGAGGGCGCGCCGCAGGCAGGCGGAGGACTCGCTCAGGGCCGCGGAGAGGGGCCTGAGGAACATCCTCAACGCCATCGAGCAGGGCGTGATAGCGCCGGGCGTGAACGAGCGCATAGCCGAGCTCGAGGAGCAGCAGGCGCGCGCGAGGTACGACCTCGAGGCCATCACGGACGAGCGGATAGACCCGGAGCGCTTCGCCGACTTCCTGCAGTGCGGGACGGCGCTCGACGACGCGACGCTGCTGAAGGCGTTCGTGTGGCAGGCTGTCGTCTCGGAGGACGAGATACTGGTCACGCTGAACTACGACAAAAAGGGCGAACCCGCCAGATTGGACATCCAGCGGGTTCGAGCAAAATTGGAATGGTGCCCCATGTTGGATTCGAACCAACGGCCTTCTGCTCCGGAGGCAGACGCTCTAATCCCCTGA